AAGTATCGCAAGGCAATGGAATACGAGCGCCGCTACCAAAACGGTAGAAGTTTACAGACATGCCGGGTGAATACAACGGTGCTGTGCTTTGTGGGGTTGTAATACCTTGGAAAGCTTGGTTAAACACGGCAATACCTGTTGGAGCAGCTACAGTAGATGCTTGAATAACAGTAGAGCCTAATGTGTCAGTACCGGGTTGTGTATCACCAGAGTAAACGCCTGATTGTGCTGTTGGAATTGTTTCAGCGATTGGAACTCCGCCCCATAAAGGAGAAGTAGCAGAAGTTGAAAGAACGCCACCAGCCAACCAGAATTTAACTGCTGGATCGTCGAGTGCATCACCTTGAGTAAAACCAGCGGAGTTGGTATTAAATAAGCCAGCAGCGTTGGTTGTTACCATTGGTTGTAGAGAAATTTGTGCGGTCATGGCTTATCCTTAGCGCTTAAAATTTTCAGTATTAAACTTCATTACCCGATGTGTTGGGAGCTTGAAGTCACCTAACCATGCTTCCATATCACCACGGTATTCAGTGATGGTACGACCAGCTTGGTCTTTTTTGTGCAATGCAATAAGTTGACCTTTAGCAATTGCACCAGTGCCACGGGAAGCAGCAAGAGCGTCAGCATAAACACGTTTTTCAACGATAGAAAGCATAGCTTCATCTTTGATTGAGTTTACGTTGATATTCTTCATTTCGTCGCTATGCGCTTGCAAACCACGAACCATACGCTTACGGTAAGCAGTTAAGCTCTCACCTTGCAATGGACGGGAAGCAGATTTACCGAAAGCAGAGTACACAGAGTCAGCTTTAGCTTGGCAATCAGCATAAGCAGCTTCTTCGTCATCGCACTTCTGAGCTTCTTCGTCGTCATCTTTACGGTCATCTTCTTCGTCGTCGTCTTTTTTGAACTCCATGTGACCCGGATGTTCAACTTCGCCTTCGTCGTCTGGTTTGATTTCGCCAGCTTTACCGTGCTCTTTAGGATCGGAACCTTCTGCATCCTTCTTAGCTTTACGCATCATGAATTTCTTAGCCTTGGCTTCAGACATATCGTCATCATCCTTTTTGGCTTCTTCTTCTTCATCGTCGTCACAAGCTTCCATGTCGTCATCTTTTTTCGCTTTGGCTTTTTTATCAGCCGCAGTTACTAGTGGTGGCGCAGGAAGGTTTTTTTCCATTTCATCAATGCGAGTAATTGTTTTACTCAACAAAGATAGAATGGCATCTAATTTATCGCCTTGGGCATCTGCCTTTGGCTCAATCTTATTTTCAGTCATTTTCAGACACCTCATTGTTAGTTAATAAAACTCCAGCAGCGTCGCCGCCTTTGTCCCATACCCCTTTTGAACCTCTAGCTTTCGTAACGATTGCTATGTGATCCAAAAGGAATGGCACACCCTCAATCAAGAGTGGCTCGCCATTCTCGGTTGTAAGTGTAATGTTACCAGCAGTTTCATCAAAAACAACTGCTGGGGAAGTCGATACTTCGCCTTCCAAAATTTCATCTATTGCGGCTTGATCGTAAATCTTCGCAATACCCCAAACTTCATCGCCTTTAATGTAAGGCATCAAAATACTGCCTACGGCGCGGTCTTTAAACTCTTGGGTAGTTAAAACTTGTGTTTCTGGATGATCCATAATCACCATCAAGCCATTACAGCGCTTTAAAAACTCATCGTTTAAATAAAGTGATGGATCACGCCATACATGTTCGCCAATGCTAGAACGGAACGCGAGTCCAGTGCCGGTAATACGAATTGCCAGCAAAGCAATATTGGCGTACATTTGGGGACTTGCCAAAATACCTTGACTGATTAATTCAGCAATATCAGTTTCAGTTTTGGCTTTCGCTACTTTAAACGCTGTTTCCATACCCGGGTGAAGCGGGAATGGTGGGCTGTCAATATTGCACCAATCGAACCCAGTAGATTCGTAATTTAATTTAACATCGCCTTTTTCTACATCGCGAGCGATGTAAGTACAAAATTCGCCGTCATCAAACAAGACTTCTAACTTGCCTTCATACTTTAAGCCTGTTTCTTCAAAACATTCACGGCGAGCCGCATCCTCTAAACTTTTATCTTGTTCGTTTTGGTGTCCACCGGGGACAGCCCAAGTGCCGGGATAATCACCGCCATTACCGCGGCGAATCAACAAAATCTCTTCATCTTTAGTAACAAACATAATGCCCGCGCAACGTCCAGCAGCGCCCGCATCGTTAGCGACGGGTTCGACTACGGCTGGGGCTTCAGGTACTACTTCCATCGAATCTGGTACGCAATTCGGTACGCTTTTACCGTCTTTTTCTTTCATGCCATATTGGGTATAGCCTTCCCAACATGGATCTTCATCTGGAATAGCCTGTGCATACTCAATTAACGCATCGCACATTTCTTCTAAATGATTCTGCGCTTCATCCGCATCGCATTTCCATTTTTTCAATGCTTTGTTGATTCTAGAGTCGGGATCGTGCGCTGTTTTTTCGGAAGTAAGTTTGGCTTTCATACCCTTCATGCGGGCGCAGAAAGACTCTTTACGAGATCCGCCTTCAGGCTGCGGGGCTTTTAAATGGGCGCCATGTTCCTTGTTATAGGACTCGCGACCTTTTTCATTTAGCCCGCCATTCTTGTTTTTACCTTCTTTAGTCTGCCAAGCTTCAGAATCGTCGGTGCCAAAGCGAGGAACAACTTCCTCGTCGCAATCGTCGTCCTTTTTCATTTCTTGAATGTGCTGGGCTACTTGATATAGCTTTTCGCCAATATCTTTAATCTGTAGTTTTTGTAGTTCTTGGCTTAACGCGCCTTTACGAACCACAATATTGCTGTCAGTTTCATATTCAGCAGGGGCTAATAGCATGGGAGCAGACACTAAAGAATCTTCTTTAAGCGCGGTTACTTCCATTTCTTTGAGTAATAGCTCATTTAGCCATTCCATCTCTTCAGCTTCATTATCGTCTTTATGTTTGATGAATTTTTCACCAACAGACTTCGGAATACCAATATTAGATTTACCTGCTGCGGCAGCGTACATCGCTTTTCGTTGGTTTTCCGACTGAAATGGCATAGGTTAAAACCCTAGTAAATTTTCTTGGATTGTAACGCTTCTTTACCTTTTTGGGTAATCATTTCATCGGGCAGTTGACTCACTCGATATAAATATTTATACCGGCACCGGCAATATACCTCTTCGCCGGGTGCGACCACATCGTTAGTATATCCGCTTTTTGGCTTTACATAACCATCTTTTGCAGCCCAACTACCGCGTATTAAAAATATTTTTTCGTCTAGTTCGCGGTGATCTTCACGATAGTCATAGTTTGCTTGACGCCAATTGCTATGCCATTTTGCTGCAATTGCACCATTATCGATAGCTACGATCTCATTGATATTGGCTACTAGCTTGTGAGTTTGGTCAATAATGACACGGCGTTCCTTAAATGGAAGCAACCCCAACTCTTTTTTAATGTGTTTTTTCTCTTCTTGGCGATCTACTGCATCGCTTCCGCCCACTGGGATCGAAGTCGCCCACCCTGCAAATCGACGCAAAGTATTACTAATTGACTCTTCGCGGTTATATTTAATCAGATTGGCGCTTGCCATGATGCGGCGATCGAGTTCAGCTCGTAGCTTGGGAGTCAGTTTGGCTACCGTAAAACGGCTAACATCCTTATTTACTAGCCCACCTTTGGTCACTAATCGATCAAAAGCACCTTTCAAAGAGCGTTCTAATTCTTTTTGCAGTGTTTGAGGCGTAATTAATGATTTTACAGCAGCAGTTTTTAGCTCTTTTACCCAATAATCAAGCCTATTTTGGCTATCAAAGCCAAAACGCATGAAATCGTTGATAGCCGCTGTAAGGACTTCATAGAAAGTCACGGCTTAATCCTTGGATGGTGGCTCAGTTGGGGCAGTCAGTGGGGTAGGTGGCTCATACTCCATAATCTCTTCAATATCCAATTGCATCGAAGATTTGAACATTTCTGGCATTTCTGACAGGTTGTCTTGCGCCCATTGAATCGCGCGGGCGCGGTTTTCAGGGTTTACTACTGGCAATAGGGTGCGAAGGATCTCGGTCATACCTTTGAGTTTAACTTCTTCAGTCTTAACCAACTCGCTTGGGGTTTCCTCAATCATGGAATCCCAAGTTGGGGTAAACGCATCTTTCCATTCATAGAACGCTTGTTCATACGTTTTTCCTGCGTACATGTCAGGATATTTATTCTGAATAGCTTCAAAGAATTGTTTGTTCCATGCGCGGTGCATTACTATTTTGTCAAAGAACTCAAATAGGGTACGCATATCGTTGCGTAAACCTGTGACATATTGAGCGATCGCAATCGCGTCTTGGCTACCTTCTGCAAAGCTATTAGCTAGGGCTTCATCTTTTAGCAAGATGGCTGGCACGTCGGTTGCA